CGAAAGCAATGTAATGATCGCCAAGAATGATGGCGGCGATTACACGCTTTCTACGCTTGATAGCCGCAGTGGCGACATGATCGTTGCCATCAAGGGCACCGTTGACGCGTTGTCAGACCTGCCGATCAGGGCGGAGCATGGCTTCATTGTGAAGGTGCAAGGCTCGGCATCTACAGTCGCTGACGACTATTACGTCAAGTTCGTCGCCAATACAGGCAGTGGCACGGGCCATGGCGTTTGGAAAGAGACCGCAGCTCCTGGCATCTCGTATTTGTTTGATGCGACAACGATGCCGCATGTGCTGATTCGCAACAACGACGGCACCTTCACTTTCCAAAAGTTCGTCTGGTCTGGCCGCGTTGCTGGCGATAGCTTCACTGCCCCGCCGCCAACTTTTGTCGGCAGCAAAATTCAAAACGTCAACCTATTCCGTAACCGTTTGGCGTTCCTGGCTGACGAGAACGTCATCATGTCTGCGGCCGATAGCTACGACCGCTTCTGGCCTGAAACCGTGCAGACAGTCATCGATAGCGATCCAATTGACCTGACGACAGGTGGTCGCCAAATCAACTTTTTAGTCAGCAGCCTGGCGTTTGCCAACGTACTGCTGCTCTTCAGCCGCCACGGCCAGTTTCGACTTGACTCAGGCTCCAACATCGGTACGGCTTTGACGCCAAAAACAGCAACGATTACGCCTGTTACCACGTTTGAAATGCTGGCCGAGGTCGACCCAGTTGGTGTTGGCCGAACGATCTACTTCTCTGTGCCCAAGGGTGACTTTTCTGGCCTGCGGGAGTTCTTCCTGCCAGATGCCAGCGGCCCAGTCCCTTTATCGGAAGAGGTGACGGCATCGGTGCCCAGGTTCGTTCCTGGCAACCTGTCGACCCTGATCGCTTCCGCGTCAGAAGAAAGCATCCTGCTGATCAGCAAAGACCAGCCCAAGCGGATCTACCTGTACAAGTTCCTGTTCCAACAGGACACCAAGCTGCAGTCGTCTTGGTCCTACTGGGAGGTGAAAGGCGCCAAGTCAATCCTTGGCGCAAGCATGGTCGACAGTGAGCTGTACCTGGTCGTCCAGTACAACGACGGTGTCTACATGGAGAAGGTCATCATGCGACCGGAGAATGTAGACACTGGCACCACTGTTGAGATCTTGCTGGACCGCAAGATTACTGAAGCCACTTGTTCCGTGGCCTTGACCAATCCGGCAGGCCTTGACGTCCAGAGCACCATCACGCTGCCCTATCCCATTGCGGCCGACAGCACGATGGTCGTTGTGGGTCGGTCTTTCGCAGGAAACAGCTTGCAGCATGGCCAGCTTGTTGTACCCATCAGCCAAACCTTGACTGGCGGAGCAGGTGGCAATGGCACCCTGGTCGTTCGCGGGAACCTGACCGCCGCCAAGTTCTACGTCGGCGAGCTGTACGACATGCTCTACGAGTTCAGCACCCAGTACCTGAAGGAGCAGCCCCCGGGTGGTGGCTTGGCAGTGGTGGCCGGACCCAAGCTACAGCTGCGCACTTGGACGATGATCTTCGACCAGACGTCGCACTTTGAGTTGAGGGTCACCCCACGGGGTAGGACCACCTACTCCTACCCGTATAACGGCATCGAGCCTGGCGATGCAGAGATCAGCCTTGGGGAGATCGGACTGCGCAACAGCAAGTTCAGGGTGCCGGTCATGACGCAGAACATCGACGCCAAGATTCAGATTGCAAGCAGCAGCGCCCTACCCTGCAGATTGCAGTCAGCCGAATGGGAAGGGTGGTATCACTCCAGGGCGGGGCGGATGTAAGGCCACACACCCGACGGTCTGTGGTGAAGGACATCCTGCCTGTCGCCAACAACATGCGGCAGGAGGACGCCGACGAGGTCCGCGCTGGCTGTGGCCAAACGCCTGCCGAGGCGTTGATGTACTGCTTCTTCAAGGGTGATCCCTGCATGACCATGGTCGGCCGTAGCGGCCGGCCCATGGGCATGTGGGGAGTGGTGCCGCAAGAGGAAGGCTTGGGGCGGATCTGGCTGTTGGGAACCGACGAGATGGTCGACGACCCAGCCAACCGGCTGCGGTTCCTGCGCGAAGCCAAGGGATACTTAGCGAAGGTGGGGGAGCGCTACCAGGTGCTGTTTAACTGCGCGGATGCCCGAAACGAGGTCCACATCAAATGGCTTCGGTGGATGGGCTTTACCTTTATCGCCGAGCATCCAAACTATGGAGCAGAAGGTCGAGCGTTTCTTGAGTTTGTGAGGATGAATCATGTGTGACCCCCTCGGTGCGTCAATCGCGATCGGTGTCATGTCCGCTGGCCTTGGCATCGCCCAAGGCGTTGCCGGGTACCAGCAGGCCCAGGCCAACACCGCCCAGGCCAACGCCCAAGCGGAGCAGGCTTTCCGCTTCCAGCAGATGCAGGCTTCATCGGCCCGCGGCTTTGAGCAGCTGAAGCAGCAGCAGCAGGCGTCGGTGATGGAGCAGAACCGGCTGTTGGCGGACACGGCCTACGCCAATGACATCGCCCAGCTGAACCTGCGGCTGATGCAGGAGCAGGAGGCCGCGGCCCAGCAGCAGCGCAAGGCAGCCCTATCGGCCCAAGAGGCTCGAGGAGAGGTCAGGGCGACAGGTCGTCTTGGCTCGTCGGTCGATGCCCTGATCGCCGATTACTACAGGCAGCAGGCGGCATTTGACTTTGCCACCGAGCGCAACCTGGCGTTCACGACGGCGCAGACGCAACAGCAGAAGGTCGGGGCCGCAGCGACCAGGGGCAGTCGGCTGGCCAGCCAGCAGCCGTACCTGATGCAGCCGATCCTCGATCCACTGGAACCGATCTACGCCCAGGCTCCCAGTGCTGCCCCTTACGTCCTGCAGGGTGCGGCAGCCGTGGTGGGAGGAGTGCAGACAGGCATGGCTTCCGCGGCGCAAATCAAAAATCTCAAACTGGGGCAGCCTCCCAAGTTGCCTCCCAAGTTGCCTCCCGTTTCGGGAACGCAAAACGCTGGCGCGTTCAAGATGGACGCCCTCTATACGCCAACCATCAAGCCGTACTAAGCCATGGCCAAGCTCTCTACCGGTCAGACCTACGGCGAAACAGGCCGTGCCACGTCGCAGCGGCTCCTGGGTGGCGCAGAGCAGATGGCGTCAGGCGGAGCCCTGGCCCAGCAGTCGCTGGGGGTTCCGACACTGCAGCCGCAGGCGGCGCCAGTGAACACATTCCAGCAGGTGGGAGCTCCCACCCTGGGCGGCCCGGTCCGCACTTTTGCGCCGCCAGAGTTGCCTGCTGCCAGCCAGGACATGGCCAACCTGGCCAGGGCACTGGGCAGCTTCAGCCCTGTCCTTGAAACCTTCGGCCAGCAGTACGTCGAGAAGCTGAAGGTTGACGACCGGCGTGCCGAGCTGGTCGGCCAGCAGCTTGCGCAAGACCTGCAGGTCAAGTATCCAGGCCAGCAGTTGGCGGAGCTGCGAGACCAGCTGTACCGCCAAGCCCAGGCAGGCGATGAAGGGGCGGCTAGGGCCTATGCCAAGGTCCAGTCGTTGAGTCCGCTGCAACTGGCTTACGCCAATAGGTTCACTCAGCGAGCCAATGTCCAGTTTGATTTAGCCAAAGCTGCCGATGAATACAATCGGCTCACTGAAGTAGAGGGACCCTCTGGCGCCAAGATTCCCAAGGAATGGCTGCAGCCTGGCGACCAACGGCTGCAGGCGGCGAAGACTTCGCTGATCAGAATGCCAAGTGACCCAGTAATCTTCGCTGAATACCAATCACAGATCTACGCCAAGTACGCAGAACTCGATTCGACTCAGACCAAGATTCATAATTCGTGGAAGGAGCGCGAGTTTGGTGCTGCAACCAACCAACTGATTGGCAGCTTGGTCCAGTCAGGAGCAAGTGTCACTGATGCACAGTTGGCAATTAGCGAGATGGCGACGTCTGCTCGCATTGTGCTTGGGGCGGAGGGTTATCCGAGGTGGATGGAAGCCCTTGAGCCGTCTTTCCAGGCGGCAATCAATGTGGCCAGCTTGAACGCGCAGGGTGGCATTGACTATGAGAAGCAGCAGTACCTGTCGGGACAGAAGCAGGTCATCCTCGCTGGAGTCATCGCCGGCCCCAACGGCGAGACCTACCTGCAGCGCCTTGGGGCGAAGGGTGGCGCCGTTGCCCAGCTGGAAGGGCTGCAGCGCAGCCTGAGCAGCCTGAAGGAGATCAAGCTGGCAACCGACACGTTGCTTGGCTACAAGGGCGAAAAGATTGCCTCTCAGGTGATCGATCAGTTCAGGCTCAACGATCCAGCGCTGATCGGTCGTGACCGCGAAAAGGCGGCTGCGGACGCGAGGGCCTACGTGATGCAGATGCCACCGGGCCCAGACCAGGTAGAGGCCAGTCAGCAGGTGGAGCGGGCTATCAACGCAGGCGGACGAGTCGATGAGTTCTCCCGCAATGAGGCCGAACGCAGGGCGTATGAGATCGATCGATCCGGCAGAACGCCTGAGCAAAAGCTGAAGGAATACGACCGGTTGAACAAGGAGGGGTTAATTGACCCAGGCAAGCTGAAGGGCTTGGTGTCTGATGCAGAGCGCGAGCGGTCGCAGCGCGACAGGCCGGCGCAAAACGCCATCGAGGAAGGCATCAAGCAGCTACTCAAGAAGGAGCAGGCCTTCCTGGTTTTACCGAGGCAAGGGCAAGGTTTGCAGCAAAGCGAGGCCGACTACTTGATCAACCGCAACGCACAAATCAGAGACGAGGTGAACGAGATTCGCCGCAATGGCCGCGCCAATGGCGCAAGTCCACAGCAAATCTTCCAAGAACAAAAGAAGTATGTGGATGGCTTGGGCGAGAAGCTGCAGGGACGCATCGATGCACGCGCTCCATTGAGCGCACGGCCCATCATTCAAGACGTCAATAGCTACTACGACCAGCGCGGTGGGTTCCTTGGCCTTGGCCGCGGCGGTCGTGCTCCACAGGCGACACAGCTCAACGGAGCTGTCGACGCAGGCTTGGTCATGCCAGAGCCTGCATTCAAAAAAGCCCTAACCGAATGGGTGGATAAGAACATCCTGACGGACCAGACGCGCCAAATCATCAAGGACTCCGGCTATGGCACCAAGGCTGACGACTTCTTCCGCAAGCAATGGAAGAATCACTACGGCATGGCATTCCCCGAGCAGTACGACGGTCGCATGAATGACCTCAAGGGCCAGAAGGTGAGTTACGTGCCGCCGGCAGGTGGCAGCGGGGGGCTTGCCATGGTCAATCCCAGTCAGATGACAGCGATGCGACTGGCGTCGTTCTTGCAGAACACGGGGAACGCGGCCATGAGTGTGCTGGTGCCACCAGCTGCAGCTGAACCCATGCCGCTGGCTGCGGTTCAACCCATGCCACTGGCAAAGGCACCAGCTCGAGTCACCGGGCCTGTCGTGGGTCGTGGGTTGAATGCCAATGCCAAGGCATGGCTAGCCGCCATTTCAGCGCAAGGCTTCGAGGGGGCTGGGTACAACACGTATTACGGGGGCGGGACATTCGACAACAGCAAGAGCCATCCGATGAGAGTTGTCAGGCCGAAAGGTGGCATTGCCAGCTCTGCGGCTGGTCGCTATCAGTTCATGCCTGACACATGGACTGGACTGCACGGTGGCAAGAACCCACCGATGACTCCTGAACGCCAAGACGCTGCTGCATACAAGCTGGCGCTGCAGGCTGGCATTGACTTGAACACGGCCAAGCCAACGCTGGCAAATGTCAGGAAGCTTGCTCGAATATGGGCAGCCCTCCCTGTCAACGCGACAGGTGGCCAAGGGGCCTACAAGGGCCAAGGCGGCGCTGGCCTGCGCCGGTTCCAGCAGATTTGGAACACTGAGTTCAACCGTTACTCCGGTCGCTGATCCATGCCTTACGAAATCGTTGTCGACGAGAAGACCGGCGAGCGTCGGGCGGTGGTCACCGGCGCCGTCTACAAGCCCAAGGCAGGCGAACAGCCCAAGGGTGCAGGGCCCACGCTGCCCAGCCCGATGGATCTGTACGAGGCAACTCGAGGCCTGAGCCCGCAAGGAATGCTGGAGAGCGGCGTCAAGATGGGCGCCCAAGTGGTCGGCCGCGGCGTCCAAGAGCTGCAGCGGACTGGCGACCTAGGCAAGGCTGTCACGGCTGCCGGCTCTGAGGTCGGGCGGCAGATGCAGGCCCCATCGATGATTGGTCCACGGGTCGGCTACAACGCCGCCCGTGACCTGGCGCAGAGCGTGCTGGGCAACTTGCCAGCTGCTGGTAGCCGCAAGCCAGGCCAGGCCGACTCTCCCATCCTGGGCGTGATGCCTCCTCTGCCG